TGAACGCTAAGACCATGGGCAACTCGTAGTAAAGCCATTGAATCATTGCGGGCTGAATGTAGTCCTCCAGCAGCGTTTGGTTGAGTGCAGACGTTGAACCGCTGACGACCTGCGTAACCAATTCCCCGTAGAGTGCAGAGCCAACGATGGGCTGAATCCGCATCTCCTGCACCTTGACAACCGTTGGACGGATTTGGGTGTAACTAACGTTCTCGTTTATGATGCTATTGTCCAGTAGCGTTTCTTCGCTTATGAATAGTGCCTTCATGCCTTTGAAATTTTGTTGCCTTTGCGGATTACAAGTTGCTGCTCCCATACATGGCGACATTGGGGGCGATTCACTCCGCTGGGCGTGTGATACCAACCGCCCCTCCTGTTCCATACGGAATATCCCATGATTGCAGAAATCCCGTCGATGTCCTCACGGGTGTAAACCTTGCCCTGCCCGGCCAAGTCAAGCATCACTTTGCAGAACTGACGGCTTGAACCTTTGTCTTTGTTGCTGAAACCTGTCGCCCATGCGTACTTGTAGCGGACCTCCAGTACAGGCTCGGTTGCCTTCTTGCTCTCTGCGAGGTTTTCCTTGGCGATGTTGTCAACCGCCCGTGCAACCGGGTAGCGTTCCTTTGTGATTAGGTAGGCGACTCGCTTGGCGACCTTCGCCTTGCTGACCCCGAACTCCTTTGCCATTTCTTCAACCGATGCGTCCCGGTTCTTCTTGCGGTAGGCTTCAATCTTCTTGTCCAGTTCTTTCTCCTCCTCTCCCAGTTCAGCAAAGGCTAAACGGATGTTTTCGTCGATGTTGGTGTCGAACCGCATCGGCTTGGAGTGCATCACATGGTAGTCGTCTGCATGGCTTCCGAACTTAGAGGCAACCACTTCCAAGACCTTGAACTCTTCGTCGCCCCATCCGTAGTCCTCATCGTCTTCTTGGCCCCAAGTCGGTTCGCTGAACTCTTGGGACTGCACTCCGAGCATCGTGTCAATCTCTTGGGCTGACAAACCAAAGCCCGCTGATAGCATGGTCCGAGCCATCTCCAGCGTGATTTTGTCCTGCATATACTGCCTGACAATACGCATCAGGTTTTGATACTCACGGCCCGATAGTTTCTTGATGTTGTCGTTGCTGGCAAGTTGCTCCACGGTTTGCGGTTGCTCGTCGGGTTGGGGATTAGGTCCCACCACGTCGGCAGGTTTCTCCAAAGGTTGCAGACCCGCTTTTTCCCTCAATTCGTCTTTGGTCATGATTTGCAAGAGGGCTTGTTCGCTTAGTCGCTCCGTGATAGGCTCAACGGGGATAAGTTCCATGCCTTCCACGCCATTGAAGGAGCCGAGGTAATTAATCATCCGCTCCACCTTGCGGACCCGGTCGTTGACGTAGGTCGCCTTGAATAGTTCGTAAGCCTCGACCAATTCGAGGCGTCCACCCAATTGGCCTTCGGTCTTGACTCCGAATAGCATGGGGTTGGTTACACGGTGTGCGATGAATATCTCCTGCTGAATGGCTTTGTTCAGTATCTCGAACTGCTTGTCCATATCCGAAGGAGTCAGCGGTTCCAGCGTCGGGGCCTTGGCCGCATCGTCGTTAAAGGTTACAACAAAGCGACCAGCGTTGTCCGTACCGCTGAACTTACGCTTGATTTGCCTTTCGATGTCGCCCTGTTCTTCGGGGGTCGGGATGCCGTTGTTAAAGTTTATCAAGTAACCGCCCCAAAAGTTGTTGCGCAGGTTGTTGTTGTGGAAGTTCGCCACTTGCACGTCTGCCTCAATCCAAGCATTCCCCCCGATGTATTCCGGGAGCGGGTAGTGCTTCACGCCTGCAGCATAGACCCGATAGTAGAACAACTGCTTTCCGAGGCGATTCTCCGGGTCGAATGCAGGAATCTTCTCGATGTCCCCGACCTTCGGGAACAACTGCATCATGTCGTCGTTGTACCAGTCCGCCACCTGAAACATCTTCTCCTCTTTGTCAACCCGAATCTTCTCGAACGGGATATGCTCCATCTTGGCGATGGTCCCAAGTTTGGACCAAGTAACCGCAACTGCGAATCCATTGAATAGTTCTAAATCAAGGACCAGTTTCTCCGTGATGTCGTTCAGGTCCTCCGTGCTGGAAAGTCCGTCAAAAAACTTGATGAATCGGGCCTGCTGCTCTACGGTCAAGTCATCCCCTGCCTGCCATCCTCCGCCCATGATGTAGTTTACCTTTCCGTTGACGATGGCGTTGTGCTTGCTTGACCTGCGATAGTTGTCAAGCAGGTAGTAGGGGTATTCGTTGGCAAAGCCGTAGGTGATGTATTTGCCGGACCTGTTCTCCAGCATCACGGGGACCTTATGTTCTATCCCAAGCCATTGGGTGAAGTGTTGCGTTGACTTGCTCATATTCCTCGAATTATTACATTGACCGTATCAAGAGTGACGCTTAATGAACCGTTACTGCACTTGATGTGAACTTGCATAGTGTCGCCATCTTCCAACGGAACCACGCATTGCGAAGGGATTGTAACCTCGGTCGCTTGCACTCCAACGCTAACGGCGAACTCGGAGCAGGGCCAAATAGCATCGTTCTTATACATAGCGATGTGGTACTTACGCTGGGCCGTACCAATAACCGATGCGATGACCGCAAACTGAAAATACTTTTCTGCACTTCCGTTGTAGGTGACTAAGCCTTGGCCGTTTACGGAAATCCCATTTCTTTGCAATCCCTCGGTGGCCTGCATAACCAACGGCGTCCAAACATTTTGGTCGCCAGTTGTAGGGCTTGCCGATTCAAAGTCAAAGAAGTTGAGCATGGAATCCAACCGCTCCACGCTTTCGGCACAGTCCTCCATCCAACCGCCAACACGGGATGCGGTGTTCGCTCCTGCGGCGGTTTCGTTTTTAATCGTTAAAGCATCGGTTAAAAGTTGTCCCATTATGCGAAAGATTGGTCAAAGGTTGAATCAAAGACACCCTCACCGGATGCCCCGTAAATTGTGTAGTTGATGCTATTGGCGTAGGTGTTGAAGCCTACCGTTGCGGTTTGTACAAATGCCAAGCCCGTTTCAACGACCGCCAAAGCAGCGGCAACCGTGCTATTGGTATCGTACACCTCATACTTATAGGAACCCGTTTCAATCGACCCCACGTTAAGCGAAAATTGGTCATAGCGGTTGGTATAGTTGGAAAGGTTGGCTGATTTCAGCAGGGTGAAATCGGTCGTGGTGTTCTTGGCAATGCTCGTAAGTCGCAAGATGTAGCGGTCCCCGGTGCTGGCTCGCTCGGTCCAAGTAACGGTAATCGTGTTGGTCGTATTGGGGTTCAGGTAAAGCATCTGCTTGTAAATGTGCGATGCCCCCGAATTTCACAATTTGCGCCCAATCTGCCTGTATAGTTCGGCCCGCTTCTTGGCGGTTTCAGCCACGTTGAACTGCTTTTTGATGTCCCTCGTGAGGTTGTCAGCCAAGCCCTTACGCAGGTCGGGGTCAAGAATCAACTGCTTGATGTACTTGTACCAGTCCTTGGGTTTGTTGTAAGGCACAAGAAATCCGTTCTCTCCGTGTCGGATGACATCGGTGTATGGGATGGTTTCGCTTGCAATGATGGCCTTATTCATCCACCCGGCCTCAACGACCTTCAACTCGGACTTGAGTTTGTTAAACTTGGTGTCCCGAAGCGGTGCAAGGGTAACGTTCACGAAATTGTAGCCCCCAACGTAGGAGTAGATGTCAGCAGCCTGAATGCGGCCGTAGTTCGGGTTGTTCCCTTGGTCGCTGATTATCTTTTCGTAGCCCTCGTAAACGGGGTTGTTGTCGTTCCAACCTCCGAGGTAGAGGCGGTATTTGCCGTCCAAGTTTGCATCCCAGCGTAACTTCTGCATACCCTCTCGGAGCAGTTCCATGTCCTCTCCGTGCTGCGCACCCCCGAACCAACCGAACTTGACGAGGTGTTTGTCAGGTTCTTCGTCAGGATTCGGAATAAACTGCTGATAGGCTTCGTAAGGTTCGTTCTGCAATATGCTCACATTCGCATTTAGAGGCCGTATGCGAGCAGCAAGATGCTCGGTAGTACAGGTAACCCAGTCAGCCAATTTGATGTGCTTGCGAATCACGTCTGCGAGTTTGGACTCGTGATAATGGCGGTACATGATGTGGCCACTCTCAAGCACCCAGTAGTCGTCCAAGTCAAGGATGACTTTCGCTCCGTATTGGGTCAGAGCCTTGTAAACGTTCTCCACTTGCTCCATGGTTCCCTGACACCACAAACGACTGAATAGGAACAGGTCAATGGACTTCAACCCCTCGTCGCTGATGGTCGTGATATTCTCAACGCAGACGTAATCAAACTCCGGGTAGTTGTCGCCTAGGTAAGCGTTCGGCATTTCAAGGCGGTAGAAACTGCACCCGGTTGGATGGGCGTTGTAAACGATACAAATCTTCATGGCCGTAAAAATAAGAAGGGCAGCCATTGCTGACTGCCCTCCCAAACCTCAGATGATGAAAACCTAAGTCAAAGATACTACGAACCTGCGATTTGTGTGGCCAACGGTGTAAAAGTTGTTGACGCAATCAAAAGCATTGGGTCGGGTTCCATCCCGGTCAGCGTCATTTCGTAGCCACTTCGGTCGCCGAAGGCAGTACCGGTTCCAGCAGTTCCAGCAGTTGCTTCAAGGCCGTTTGCGGCACCCAACACCCAATAGCGGTTGTTGTTGTCTTGGACGATGACCAGCAAGCGGTTGCGAGCAAGCAGGCGGAGTTCGTTGCGTACTGCGACTTGCAGTTTGTTGATGGTAAAGGTAACCTCAGGGGTGTAGTAAATCGAGCCGTTCT